CGCATCCTTGTTTCCATAAACAACATTTCCGCCAGGGCCTGTGAAGTCCGCTCGCATGTCGGCCTGCCCCGCAGCTCCTATCTGGTTGAATGTGCTTTGAAGGCCTCTGAGAGCCTCGATGTCCTCTTCCTGAACAATACCGTTTGCAATGTCTTTCTGGGTGTCTTCATCCAGTAAGTATTGATCAATGAAATCACTGATGAGAACAAGTTTTGTACCAGGCTTAATTCCTTTGTCGTAGCCGACGCCTTGTACATTTGGATTTCCCTCCCTGAAAAAGTCATTGAAGGTGTAGTTCATCGTGTCCGTCCATATTTGCGCAAAATCCTGCGCACGAAATTGTAGTCCTGCTAGGAAACCAGCACGCCTTGGATTTTCTGCTATTGACGCACGAAGATCACTCAAATACATGATATTTCTGTCATAGGTGTCCAGCTTGTTTTTAATGTCCAGGATCGGTCCGATTCCACGAGAGGTGGCATAATCGGAAGGCGTTCCTGACATCGCAGTCGTCATTTCCTGTATTCCCGCCACATCGGTCATGAGTTCAAGAGTCGGCAAGCCGTCCTCTCCCAGCTGATCGGAAGGTCTGTAGAATTGAATCTGTTCTCCTGGTTCCTGAACAGTGTAGGCTACGAACGGATCAGACCATTCGCCATTTTCCATCGGAAGCCTGAACTGTCCTTTCTTCGGCTTAAACGCCTCAATTTCATAATCAAGGGCTTTGAGTTTTGCCGCTTTCAATTGATCGTTATAGGCCGTCATTGTCGCCTTGTCACTAGCGATGGCTTTATCATATTTTTTATCTAAAATATTTATCCTTATACCTCTATTGGAATCATAAACCGCTTTTGCATCAGCTATCTCTTGCCCTCTTTTTTGTAATTTAGCGGTGAGGACGCCCCGTTGTCGCTCCTTTTCCTCCGCTCGTTGCAGTTGTTTTATCTTGGAAAGGTTCTGGGTTAAGACTTGTCCCGCCTGACTTATTGCGGGCGCCATTTTTCCTCCGCGCGTCGGGGCCATCAGGCCAAAGCCGAATTGGGCGAGTGCCAGTCTTTTGTCTTTTGAATAATCAGAAGGCGCGTACATCGCCTCAATCTGTTCATCGGTCAGGGTCGGGGTTCCATATTCCTCGAGATAGGACTTATCTAAAAATAAATCTTTGTAGTATTGCTCTGCATCAGGGTTTTGCAGGACGGGTTGATCCGGAAACATGCTCTTCGGTAATGAAGTAGGCATTATTTTTGGAGTCGGTACGCTTACCTCATCTACACTTATATCTTCATCAAAAATGTCAACATCTGAATAAGCCATTTATTCTCCGAACATACCGAACGCTCCGCCAGCTCCTTGGCCGCTTAGAATGCCGTAGGCGCCCAGACCCATGCCCAGTGCCCCGAGCATCGGATTAGTGTATGGAAGTGGTTTTTGCGTTAATGTTTGTGAAACGGACGGCACTCCCGCCATCACGTCGCCGAAGTAGCTTAGTCGGCCGTACGGTTCCTGACGTTTCGCTTCCGCCATTCTGTATTGTTCGTTGAGTAATTGTTGTGCCTGCCCTTGCTGTCCCGCTCCGAACTGGAATAAAGACCCAAGTCCCGCTTGACCAAGGCCAAATTGTTGTTGTGCCAGACCGGCTCCCATTTGTCCCATTTGGGCTTGTTGCCCTCCTAGTTGCCCTGCTGTTGCTCCTAATTGTCCAAAAAGGCCAGCCCCTTGTAGTTGCCGTGCCCTTGCGGACTCAGAAGTGCCAATTGCTTTTTGCTGTGCTTGTTCAAAGTTTTGAGCCAGATCCTGGAATATTCTCCTGGATTTAATGTCTTGCAGATTCTTGTCGAGTTCCGCTGATTCAACTCCGAATCGTGATCCTCCGAACGCTCCCGCTTGTTGTGCCTGTCCAGCCAAATTTGTTCTAGCTTTGGCCGCCTCGTCGTCCATTTGTTGAAGAGCTTTCGTGGTTACATCGGCGGAATATTGATTAAAAAAGTCCTGATAATTACTTGAGGTTGGATCATACTGCTGTGTTGCAGCTTGCAGGGCTGGAATTCCCATCCCTGTTGTGGCTATTCCTTCTCCTGTCGTGGCTTGCCCTGCAGCCAAAGCCTGTTGAGCTGCGGCGAAAGCCGGATCATACTGGGCGCCTGCCCCCGTAGGAAGACCCGTTGCGGGGTCAATGCCCATGAGTCCAGCTGTTCCAGCGATGGCTCCCGTCTGAAGAGGATCAAATCCTGCAATTCCTTGAGGCGTTACAGTGCCCGGCACTTGAGTCATGTCAAATGCCCCCTGAAGCATCTTACGTCTCCAGTCCTCTAGATAGGGTGCCTCACGCGATCCTTGCCAATAAGTTTCTGGCATTATACTATTCCTGTTCCTCTAGATGAGTCAGGGTCCAGCCTGTTCATCAGATTATACATTGATTTCGGTCCTCCCGCGTTGTCAACGGCCTTTGCCGTCATGACGAATTCGCCGTCACTCAACATCGCCGGTATTTTATCTTCTTTCGGTCCTCCCGGGCCGTGGATCATTCCAAATTTTCTTGGAAAAAATTGAGAAATTCCTGGGTTGTCTTCCAGCGTGTCGGCCAGATCTCCAGCGGTCGTTCCGCCTCGCGCCCGTCTGACAACATTAGGATTATATCCCATGATGCCTTCAACAGTAGGATCTGCTCCTCCTGGCATTCCTCCTCCCAAAGACCCGCTCATGCGATTTCGATTCCAGAAAGGATTTCCTCCTGCCTGCAATCCTACAATTCCCCCATCATTAATGCCGAGCGAGGGACGACGATTAGGATCAATAATATTCCCGTCTGCATCCACCTCGAAATCCTTATATTGATTGCCAGCAACATCATACTCCTTAACGTCATAAGACGTGTCCGTGACAGGATCAAAATGAAGCCCCCTGAAACGGTCTGTTGCTCTTTGCGGTCCTCCTGTTATGTCGTTATATTTTAAGTCAATCTCGGACAGGCGATCTTCTTTGCTAAGCGGTCCTTCCTTCTCCTTCTCAAACGCTTTTTTGGCCATGATGGATGCAATAAGACTTAGCAGCCCTGCATTACCTTCTATGCCTTTTCCTCCTGTTAATCCCTTTAGAAGACCCTGGCCGATGCCCAGGATTCCTCCCCCTTCCTGTGTTACTCCTTTATGCGGATCTACTTTCTGGGTTTGTCCAAGAATACCGGTTCCGAACTTCTTTATCCATTCTCCAAATCCGCCGCCAGCGCCAGCGCCGCCAGTTTTACCCATAAGAGCGGGTGCGCCAAATAGTGTTGCCGCAATCATTAACGCTTCGGGATTGTTCTCGAAAATATCCTTTGCACCGCTACCGACGTCTTTAACCAGTTTTCGTATTCGTCTAAAAAGTCCCATATGTTGGCATAATCTCCTTAATTGCAATTTATGTGATTGTTATTGGCAAGAAGGCTACGCTTGAAAATTTAGCCAATTTTATTCTATATTTATAGTCAAATTCTTGGTATATGACAATAGATAAATATGCCAAAGAAAGTTAAGACAGAATCAATACCGCTCTTCAATCATAAATTTGAAGCAATCAGACCGTTCGGCCCTACTGTCATCAGAGGAACAGTTCCTATGGATCTTATTCATTTATTGGATAAGAAGGCGACAAAAATGCTGGGAAGCGAACAGCTTTCCAAAGAATTTAATCACGCACCTAATCTGGCGGGCAATGTTAAAAAAGAAGTGCGCTTTCCTCCATCGTGGATGAGCACTGAAGAATTCAAGCCTGTGGTTGATTACATAGGAGAAATGGTAAAGGCTTACATCTCCATTCCCCCTGCAAATGAAACCATCAGTCCTGCGTTTGTAGGGAAGCTCGTCATTCAATCAATGTGGATCGTGAGCCAATGGGCGGGAGACTTTAATCCTATGCACATTCACGAAGGACAACTGTCAGGAGTCTTTTATCTGCGCATTCCACCTGGACTGGAACATGAATACAAGGAAGAGGATCATTATCCAACTGTAGGTGACATAGCTTTTTTTCACGGTCAAGCGGCGACGTTCAGCGGTCATAAGCTGCAGTACACTCCTAAAGTGGGTGATGTATTCTTATTTCCTAATTGGCTTTCACACGTCGTCTATCCTTTTAGAACCAAGGGACAGGAAAGAAGATCAGTTGCTTTCAATCTTGAACTGATTAAAAAGCCAGGTACTGAAGCCGGAAACGCTGAAACATTACGTAACAAAGAATTTTATAAGCAAACGTGAAAAAAGTATCCCTTCCTAAGAAAGTAAATGCAGGCCCTTTTGAAGTGGAGCTTGTTCTTCTTCCTCACGAAGTAGCCTATGAGTCATCAGACTACCAGGGAACTTTCGTTAGTAAACCTCCCTTAAAAATTTATCTGGACGACGAGATAATTAATCTAGGAGGAAGAGATGCCATTAACGTGGTGATGCATGAAATGTTGCATGTGGGTTACTATCAATATCATCTCAAGGATAAAGAAGAGGAAACTCTGGTGAACTCTGTGGCTAATTTTTTAACGGAAATACTAACGCGATCAGAATTAAAAGAGTGGTTGATTGATAATATGAAGAAATGAAAGATGAAATTCTTAAAACTAAATCAGATGACAATACGACTCTTCCTCCCATAAGAGTATTCGTTGCCACTCCTTGTTACGGAGGAATGCTGACAACTAATTATTTTGAAAGTTGCATGGGATTGATGGCTGAGTGCATACAAAAACGAATAGGATTACAGTTTGCCACCATTGGAAATGAATCACTGGTGACCAGGGCACGTAATACGCTGGTTCAATTGTTTATGGACGATGAGAAAGAATATACGCATTTAATGTTCATTGACGCGGATATTGGTTTTGAGCCTAAAACAATCTTTCGAATGCTGGATATGGATAAGGAAGTGGTGGCCTCTATTTATCCTCGCAAAGCCATTGACTGGCGCAAGGTAAAAAAGAAAATGGAAGAAAGACCTGATATCTCTCCTGAGGAGTTGCACGCTTTTTCTTTACAATATAACTTAAATGTCAAAAATCCTGAGCATATTGAGATGCAAAGGGGATTTATTGAAGTGATGGACGCTCCAACGGGATTTATGCTCATTAAAAGAAATGTGTTTAATAAAATGAAAATGGCCTATCCTGATCTTAAGTTTTCCAATGATCAACACCTGGGACAGCCTCACGAAGACAAATTTAAAGGTCACGACACATCTGACTGGAACTACGCCTTTTTCGACACGATGATTGATCCGGATTCAAAAAGATACTTGTCAGAGGACTATGCATTCTGTAGATTATGGCAGAAGATTGGTGGTACCGTTTACGCGGACATAATGAGCGGATTAACGCATTATGGAACCTACGCCTTTAGAGGAAATGTAGGCACTCAATTCTTGCCACCGAAGAAGAAGTAATTTATTATATAATCTTATGGAACTGACCGATTTAAAATTTCAACCAGGAATAGATAAACAGGACTCACCTTACGCGGCGGGGGACGACCGGCGCTACATTGACTCTGATTTTGTGCGTTTTCACTACGGAAAACCAGAAAGATGGAACGGATGGGGATATCTTCCCAATCCTAACACAACAGTAGTGGGCGTGGTCCGCGATACCCATGCGTGGCTTAGTCTGGACGGAACAAGGCATCTCGCCTTGGGAACCGACAGGAAGCTGTATGTTTTTGTCGGCGGCGTATTCAACGATATCACACCCATACGATCGGGACCCGACTCGCTTACTAATCCTTTTACGACCAACGGGACGACGACTGTTTCCGTAGCGGATACAGCGCACGGAGCTGAACAGGGAGATTTTGTGACTTTTGATTCATTCTCCGCCATTGACGGCTTGGATATGAACAATGAGTTTGAAATCACCACCATCACGGATTCAGATAACTATACCGTTACCCATACAAGTACGGCGTCAGGATCCACCTCTGGTGGAGGAGGGACAGGAAACGCTAATTATCAACTCAGCATCGGACTGGCAACATCCACTTTTGGATATGGATGGGGCACTGCCACGTGGGGACTCAGCACATGGGGAACGGCTCGTTCATCATCAGAGGCGGTCATTTATGCAAGAAACTGGTCACTTGACAACTTCGGGGAGGATTTGATCGCAACAGTAATTAATGGAGGAACTTATAAATGGGATCTTTCAGGTGGTGTTTCTAACAGGGCGGCAATCGTTACAAACGCCCCTACGGCATCACGATTCAGTCTAGTGTCTGCGGATACAAGACATTTGTTTTGTTTAGGGACAGAGACAACGATTGGAAATGTAGCCACACAAGATGATTTATTTTTTAGATGGTCGGACAGGGAAGATTTAACGGACTGGACTCCCGTGGCGACGAATGAAGCAGGATCCCTTCGTATTGCGGATGGATCACGTATTATAGGAGCAGTTAAATCAACGGGACAAATCCTTGCTTGGACTGACAAATCCTTGCACGGTATTCAGTTTGTTGGAACTCCTTATACTTTCGGACAACGTCAATTAGGGGCTAACTGCGGATTAATCGCCCAACACGCCTGCATAGATGTAAATGGTAAAGCCTATTGGATGGGGGAGAATTCCTTTTACATGTATGATGGTGTGGTTAAAAAAATGCCTTGTTCCGTACAGGATTTTGTGTTTGATGACCTTAGTTTCACTAATAGAAATGACATTGCATGCGGACTGAACAGCGAATTCAATGAAATTATTTGGTATTACGCCACTGCCAGTGCTACGCAAATTGACAGAGGGGTTGTCTATAATTATCTGGAAAATACCTGGTATACCATTACTCTTGACCGTACGAGCTGGCTAGCGGCGGAAGTATATGAACAGCCTATCGCCACTCAATACAGCACGACTTTAACGGCCAATTCCGCGACCATTCTGGGTCTGACGGCGGGCGCCTCTTATGTCTACGAACAAGAGAAAGGAAACAATCAAGCGGACGGTACAGCGATCAGTGCGAGCCTGACCTCAGGATCCATTGAAATTGCCTCGGGAGACAATCTCATGTCCGTAAGCAAGTTCGTTCCTGATTTCACTAATCTGACAAACAATGTTGCTGTCACCTTGACTCTGGAACAATATCCACAATCAACTGCTAATGTAACAACAACAGGAAACGTGACATCTTCAACGCAAAAAATTGATGTGCGCGGAAGGGGAAGGTCCGTGAGCCTCGCTTTTGTATCCAATGCTATTAATGACACGAACTGGCGACTTGGTTCCATGAAACTGCAGCTCAGACCGGACGGAA